ACGAACCGGACGCCAGGCGGCCAACGGCAGCTTCGCCGCCTTTGAGCGTGATGGTGGGCACGAGCGAGCCAGCCGACAACTGACCGAAAGACACGGTGGCCGTAGTGATCGTGGACAGGTTGCGAGCGAAGAACAGGCCCACGCTGGACATCGTGGCCGTTGTAATCGTCACCGTGCCGGCAGCGTTCGTCCCCGGCGTCAGCGTCATCGTGTTGATGCCGCTGGCACTGCAGTCAGCGGTGACGCCAGACGCCACCAGGGCTTGGTTGAGATTGCCACGGGCAACCTGGGCGTTGATGTTCCATGTGAGATCTGGCATGGCTGCTCCTACTGCTGTGTGGGTGTGCCGAAATACGATTGAAAGTTGACGGCCTTATGCACGCGGCGAACCAAGACAGTGGGGGCACCCGTGGACAGATCGCCTGATGAAGTTAGCGGCTGCGGATTGCTAGCCGGCACTCGCTCAACGGGTTGCCCTGGGCCGGGCTTGTAAGGCACCCACACCCGACTTTTTCCTTCTACGGAATCTAGGTAGTTCCATCCCACATTGGGCAGCTGCAACGGCCACCCGTCAGGGCGGTACTCCAGCGTCACCTCAACTTGCCAATAGCGAATCTCAACTTCGTTCACCACCTCGACGGCCGGGTTGGCTGCTATGCCGCTGCACTTCCACGTATAGGCAGCACCGCCAAGGTACGAAGACGAGTTCACGGCGTTCGTCACCGTCGTTGCCAGGCCGTAGTCAAACGTGGCACGGTTGCCGCTGATGGACGCCTGCAGCGTGCTGATGTCGGTGGTGACACCCTCAAAGAAGTCGTTGGCAGAGTTCTGCAGAACTTTCAGCGTGTCGCCTGTGTCGTAGTAGTAGAGGGCCGGCACTTGCAGGCCGCCGGTGCTCCACTTCCAGATGTCTGCTCGAGCCAGCGGGTTGGGGTCTACGTTCGCCTGCTTGGGCAACTCGTAGTCCCACGTCACTTCGTAGTGCCATCGTGAGCCGTTGTAGTTGGCAACGGACACGTTCATTGCCTTGCAGTACGACGCTTCCGGGTGAGCCTGCAAGAACACCACGCCAGGGTAGTTGGCAATATCCGTTTGCTTCGTCGTTGGGTCATCCACCTCAACGACGAACTTGCGCTGGAATACGGGCGGCTCGCCAAACTTCCTTGAAGCAGCGACAGTGGCGAGCTCGGTGGAGGAAAGGATTCCCATTAGGCACCGGCCCCGTTGAGAATGGTGACTTTCTCAGTCTGCAACGCTCGAAGCTCAGCACGGATTTCGTCCAACTTCTGCGTCTGCTTGCGGTACTCAGCGATGGCGGGATCTTCGCGGCCCGTGGCCAGGGCTAGGAACTGAGCCATGCCCTCGCTGCTGCGAACGTCGTTGGCTTTCAAGGCTTCGTTGGACTTGCCGCCGAGAGCGGAAGCGCGCTCGGAAAGAATGTCGCCAATGTCGCCACGCTTCCCGGCCATCTTTTCGTCAATGGCCGCCGCCTTCTTAGACGCCTCCTCCTGTCGCTTGCGTGCGTCTTCGGCGTCTTTCTTCGCCTTAGCGTCTGCGGCGGCAGCCTCTCGTGCCGCCTTATCGTCGCGCTGCTTTTGTGCCCTAGCTCGCTCACGCTCAGCACGAGCCTCCGAATCGTTCATTCGCTCTCGAGCACGATTGACGGCACGCCCTGCAGGGCCTTCCGGTGCGCCCTGCGAAGCATTTCCGCCAAACACTGCACGGCTAGCAGCCGCACCGGCGTTAGATGCGGCACCTTCCATCTCTCGTGAGTTCTGCTGCGCCTGCTTTTCAGCGTTTGCTGCCAAATCTTTGCCGAACTTCTCCAAGTCGTCAGATACCCACGAGCCGATGCCCTCAAGAAACTTTCCTAGACCAATGGCCAGCACGTTGCCGGCGATCTGAAACAGATTGAACCCTGCCCGCAAAATCTCTGAGACGGCAGTGAACACATTTCCGGCGAACTCAAACACAGCCGCAACTTCCTGCAGCGTCACACCAAAGCCATCAAACTGTGCCACGGCGTTGTCAAAGATGCCGGCGAAGTAGTCCGCCACGTCTAGAAGGGCGTTGGAAATCGTGTCGGCAATGCCGCCGCCTTCGCCGCCAATGTTGTTCCACTCTTCAACGAACGCCAGCAAGTCGTTAGCCAGCGACTCAACCACTGGGGCAAGGTTGCCAACCACGTTGCCGATGATTCCGTCGAAGGTGGCCCTTACCATGTCTAGCGCGTCATTCATGCCGCCAATGGCTTCCACCTGGTCATCACCTACGATGGCCCCTAGTCGCCGCATACGCTCTTCAACTTCGGCGAGGTTCTGATTCATCAACGGCAGCAACTCAACGCCGGCCCTGCCTAAGATTGAAACGGCAGCAGCTGCACGCTCTGCTGGTGTTGGCAGGGCAGCAATGGCGGCTTGAATGGCCTTAAACTGCTCTTCCGGGGCCATCGCCTGCAGTTGTTGGAAGTCCAAACCAAGCTTCGTGAATGCTTCGGTGTTTCCGCTCTCTGCTGCTTGGCCTATTTCAACGCCAAACTTTTGCACGGCCCCGGTTACGTCATCAATGCCCGACAACTTGGCGGCCATTTGCAACGCTTGCAGCGATTCAACGCCAATGCCGGTGCGTTGTGCCAAGTCGTTCATGGCATCCACGCCCTGGGCAACGCTGGCTGCATAACTGCCAGCCGCTCGAGCAGCCGACATAAACGCATCGGCGGCCATGCCAATGCCCTTGGCAACCACGGCCCCAATGGCAATGTTCTTGATGAGCGACAGGTCGCTAGACGTTTTGCGGGCCTGGTCGCCCAGCCGGTCCATGGCCTTGGCGGCTTGGTTGGCACCCGACACAACGCCGCCTGCGGACATACTTGCCCGCATCGCCAGTGCCAGAGTTGTTGCCATACGTCACCGCTTTAGCTTTGAGAGTTCCGCTGCGATCTGCGCGCCAGTCATTGGCGGCCGTTCAATCGGCATGAAGTCTTCTTCGTTTGGCGGCCTGCCCTTGGTGTATGGGGCCAGAGTCGCCGCCACGATTCGCCCTGTCTGCCGCCAGCCTCCGAGATCCAAAGGTGCCACGTACCTGTGCATTGCCAACCAACCCTTGAACTCAGCCACGCTCATGGTGCGGCCAAGCTCCTCAACAGTTCTTCCCAACGTCCCGGCCAGCAGATACACAAAGGCATCCAGCGGCCGGGCTAGGAGTTTTTTCCTATGTCCTCAATCTCCTTTTCGTCTAAGTCGTTGTGCCTCTGAGCAATCTTGAAGAGTCGCGCACCAACGGTGCCGCTAAGTCCCTTAAGTTGCTCGCTCGTGAAAAGCGGCTTGCCGTCCGCGTCAACGAGGCACTTGCACAAGTACCGCGTGCGGTAATCGTCAATGCCGTCGCCCTTTGCTCGAAGGCAGGCAAGCTCCCACGCTTGCAACTCGCCAAGCGGTAGCGTGCGAATCCATACGTCACACTTCCACTCAGGCACGTTCACCTTGAGAGACTGCGACTGATCAGCGGCAAGGATTTCTTCGGCAAGGCCCATTCGTCACTCCGTGATCTTGAACACTGCGGTCCATTCCTGCAGTTCACCCACGCTAGCATTCCAGGCAAGTGATTGAAGGATTGCCCTACTGGATGAGAACGACGCACTAGGGGCCGTGATTGAAAGAGCGCCCGTGGTCGTGACGTACGACGTATTCATTGCCGCCGTGCCACGGCATCGCACTGTGATGGTGCCATAGTCGCCGTCTGCGGATCTGAATCGCTTGTCTCGTCCTTGGTAGGACTTGGACGTTACTTCAACAACGTCCGAAGACACGCCATCAACCGAGACAGAAACCACTTCAGAGAGCGCAGTGCTTCTCCAAGTGACGGTCGTGCCTTGCGAGACAAACGCCACGACGGCCTCCCGTCGTTACTGAACCTTGAACGAGAGCGATTGCTTGACGAGTTCGCCCACGCTGTAGGCCACGCTCGAGCTCGACACGGTGGCCGTGTACGTCACCGACGCAAACGAGAGCGATCCGCTTTGGCCGATTGCCACAATGGCCGTGCCAAGCGCCTCAACAGAGATTTCGTTGTCCTTGAGGGCGGGAGCCTGATAGATGCGATTGGCACCGCTGGCCTGCCCGAGGTGCGACTGATCAAGAAGATCGCCGCCAGGCGTGACGGTTACGCTGGTGGCGGTGTAAGTGGTGCCCGCAAACACAAACGTGGAACCCTGGGAATCAGTCGCCATCGTGGCCTTCTCCTAGTGAGTTGCGGGCGGCAAAGCCCTACCCCAAAACTAGGCGACGGTGTGGCAACCCTTGCAGTTAGAGGTGCTTGGCCAGGTCGTTCATCTGCGCAGCACGCCGTGCTTGGTCTTCCAGTATTTTCAAGCCGTTATCTAGGGCTTTCCGCATTTCGCCAGTCAGGTTTGCGGCAATGGCGTCTTTGCTCATGCGGAAGGCGGTTTCAACTGGATGCTGAGCTCCGGTGGAACGCAAGTAAACGGGCGTTGTACTTTTCTTGAAGAACGCTTTTGGGTACGCCGGAGACGTTTTTACCTTCTTGCCGCCCTTAAAAACAAAAGGGCCAAGCTTCTTGTAGGAGCTAGCGATATAGCCGCCCCTCGCAGATTTCATCTTTGAGTATCGCTCCGCAGTTCCAAACTCAATCCAGAACTGATGGAAAGCCCTGTCTGGGCCTTTCATCACTTTGCCACCGCCTGCTGACTTGCTTTTCCCCGTGCCTGCTTTGACGTACCCAACCACAGCAACGGCTGCACCGTCGCGGGGATACCTTTTCACCATAGTCTTGATGGATCGCCGCAGATTCCCAGTTGGGCCTTTTGGCGTGATCTG